CCATGATGTGCCAAACTTGAATCCAGTCGTATCCAGTATGTTCCCCCCAGCGAAGATAAAAGATTTTTTTGTCATCTGGTTCTAGATTATCTAGCAATTGAGAAATAGCGTTTTGGAGATTTTCTAATCTTAAAATCATAGGATCGCTTGCATAAGCAACCGCTAGATTCTCTGACCTGTTGACGAATGTCCCACTGCCACTTGCTCCAGTATCATCAATACCAGGAACAGTAAGATGCTTAACTTCGTACAAACGTTCTAGCTCATGCCTACGTTGGCCAATAAGTTTGTCAATCTTTAAATATTTATCATCGAGTTCAAACTCGAGATAATCCCTGCGTGCTTTTGTTAAGTTCTTTTTGACCAAATCTTACCTCCCATGTATCTTTTGGATTTAACCCATTTGATAATTTTACCGTCGTTATTGTTATTGTGATAATTCGGCAGTCTTGCTGTTGGACTTTCTTTGTAGATGATTTTCTCAACTACCTGAATTGCAGGTTGCATTTCATCATCTACCCATCCAACTAACCAAGCAGGATTCACATCATAGGTTTTAGCAATCATTTCAATTTGCTTAATGGACGGATATCCACCTCTCTCATACAAGTGAATTGTGTTTTGCGAAACACCCGTATCCCTAGCCATATCTTTGACAGAGAGCCCTAGGTCCTCTCTAAGTTCTTTTAATCTTAGCTGCATCTTACAAATCTCCTCATGTATTTCAAATAATTTTCCCTTCAAATATCAGAGTAATTGTTCCTGTTCCGTCTTTATTCTTAGACACTAAAGCGCTACAATCTGAACCAAACTCAACTCCTTCAATTGTGACGCTATGCTTCGCGCTATTAACGTTGATGATAGCATCATTTGATGTTTTTATTCTCATGTTCCATCTCCTCAATCAGCCAATCAAGGTTCTTGCGTGCTTTCTTCAGGTCTTCGAGACCGTTTTTCTTTTGGAAGCGCAATAGATACTTGATAGCATTGCCCCAACACCATGCTGCCTTACCTGGCAAGTTGCCAATGAAGTTATCAATCACTTCGATACTTTCAAGACCTTTTGAGCCTTGGTAGTGGCTTGGTTTGTTTACGTTATCAATTTTTTCTGGTTTCATTTTTTCTCCTCAATAATTTTCTAATGCGCAAATTCGTTGACCAGATCGCGGATAAAGAGCTTCCAGTCGGATTCTCTAAACGTCAAAAAACGATCTGTAGTAAAATTTTTAATCCTTCTATAGAAAAGCATCTTTAACTGAATCGACTCACCGACACTCAGTAAGATGCTAGGGAAACGATATACAGAATGCATTCTATTTCCATACCCAGAAATATCTAAATGTATTACTGTTTCTGGATATATGCGCCCTGTTCTAGCTTCAACTTCGAACTCAACCTTAACTTCTTCTACAATTGGAACTTCGTTAAAAATTGGTCGTGCAGAAAATAATGGCGACGAGACTTTTTGCCTTTTTCCTGAATACGGATATTTTTTAGGTCTCATTTGCTACCCTCCTTCAATCTGTCAATCTTTGCTCTTATATAGCCCAAGGCATGACTTGTAAATGGTGTAGGGTACTCTTGTGCTAGTCGGTACAGTCTTTCCCAATATCCAATCTCTGTCTCCATCTACTCCACCTCCAAAAGCTCTTGGTTTTCGTAGATATTGCCGATAACTTTGCAAAGATTATTGAATTTAGATTCAACAGAATACAGCCGTTTTTGTCCCTTATATTCTGATTCAAAATAAAAACCAATATATTGTTCTTCAAATCCTAGAGTATCTACATCAATCCACTCTCCAAACTTAACAACTTCTGGTCTTTTTATACCATCTCTTTTGACGATATCCCCCTCGAAGATTTCCTTTCCGTTCTTGTCATGCCCCCCTGTTGATTGCATGAGGTTAAGGTCATTATTTACAATCCAGTCACCAGCAACTGAATCCTCATCAATAATCCAGATATTGCCATCACCGACCATCACTTCGTCTGGTTGGTACATACGACTTAACGAGCCACTATCATACGCTCTAAATTTCGGAATCATCTGGCAAATCCTCCTCTTTCACGAAGCTACCATCAATCCAGCGACCTTTACGGTCTTTAATTTCCTGGTATGCTAGTTCAAAACATTCATCGAAATCATAACCAAGATTTTTTAGATAACCTATGCAGCGTACTAGATTGTGTCTGCACAATTCCTTACTAGCAAACCCTTGTGAAAGTTGAAACTCACTAATATTGGCATTGATAGAGATGAAACTCTCCATCACATCTTTCTTTCTGATGTTATCAGATTCTTTGAAAATCTGATTGACATCTTCCTTAATGAGCAAGGCAAGACCGACAATCACGACTGCGCAATCTCCGATGCTGTCCTTTGTCAACTTCTCATTCTTCTTGAGATAGCCAGCGCACAGCTCTCCAAATTCCTCACTCAACTTGAGTGACTGCTTGTCTAATCGTCCACCGTTTTCTAAATCGCGATCAATAAACCATCGCTTTACATTTTCTAGTGTGTTCATAATTCGATATTATCTCCAATTTCTACTTTCTCAAATTTGTCTTCACTCACCACAAACACGTTACCGTTAACCGTGACAGTGAACAGACTTCCGATTTTTCGTTTTTCTGTAACCTTGCCAGTGATAGCGTATTTGCTATCAGCGTGATAAACAATCAAAGGTTTCTGCTGCTCATCTATAATTGACCGTTGCATGAATAGCAAGCAAGTAGATAATAGGCAATAGCCAATTAAGAAACGTTTCATTCTTCTATCTCCTCTTTATCTAAAATCCATGCAATATAGACACAAATTAGAGCAAGTATTATGGAATCTGGTAAATTCCCTCTCACTCTACCTAAAATGATAATTTCAAGTATCTTCCAGAGATAGTCTAATACAATAAAATGGACAAATTGAGTTAAGAAAAAGTTATACTTTCCATTAAATTGAACTTTCATCACTCCACCTCCTCGGAATTTTTAAGAGTAAATCCAACTCCATACATTAACAGATAACTTTGAAGTCTTACAAAGTCTTCAATCAATTCAGCTTCTTGCATATCGTATTCGGCGATTTCATCCAAAAAGTGTTCTATATCATCATGTTGCACACTGCCATACTCAGTTTTTGTGTGATTCATTTCAACTTCATAACCATCTACATCAATTATGTAATGAATCCCATCTGTTGAATTTTCGTATTTATAATCTTTAATAATCATTCACCCAACCTCCTTGCTCTTGAATTCTCTAGTGAGTCTATTTTTTAAAACTCGAATTTGAAAACACTTATCGTCTGCATATGTATAATAATCATCGGTTTCTTCAATCCATTGACTTCGTGTGTACGGGTATCTGTTTGGTCGTGTCATGTTACCACCTCATATATAGGTATTTTGTATCGATATCTTGTTCTAAAATACAATCTCTCAACGATCTTAAATCTTCTAAAGCACTGCTAACGGTCCCCCATTTGTTCTCGGGTTCATACTGCACATACTTTTCAGGGTGCTGTTCCAATTCTGAGATGCCACGTTGAATGTTTTCAAAAATATCAGCAACATTGTAAATTGTGCCTTGGTCGAAATCCCAATCCATAGCTGCCCTAAACATTTTTCCAAGATTGTAAGTCGGAGAACGATGCTTAGGTTCATCAATGCAGATATATTGTCCGTTTTCTATTTTTGCTAAAATTTCCAAATCATAGCTCATCTACCTGCCTCCTCCGTAGCATACTGCAACCATACTAGGCACTCGTATAGATCCCTTGCTTGCCTTTTGATGTTGCTTAATGATTGACTGCTCAATTTATCATCATTTTGTAAGACTTCTATCTTGAGATTTAAAATAGCAGAAATCAATTCTTTTTCTTTTTTTAAACTTTCACTACATGACATCACTCAACCTCTTGAATTTCCATACCAGGGCAATCAAACACCCAACTCATGTCATTTTCTTCTAGATCGGTTTTAGTATGATATTCTGAATAGAATACTCCATCATAGCTAGAGAAAATATAATCCTCATCTTCAGTGTGATAGTACAACTTTTGTCCACTTGATTTCAGAGTTACAATATATCTCCTCTTTTCCTCGACCTCATAGCCTAGAATCCATGCAAGACAGAATTTTTCGATATTGCCGTCGTAGAACCAATTGGGAACTTTCTTATCTTTGTAATCTTCGATTGTTCTCATTGCTCCATAAACATGGAAATTATATTTCTTTTGAAATTCTATATAGTCAGCAACGAATTTCGGGATTGTGACTTTCTGCGGTTCGTCTAGTTGTTTGATTGTATTGATGATCCTGTCTACATCAATACAGTTTATAAATCTATTTTTATCTTCTTTCAAAGTTTTTAAATGATCAATCAATTCCTGTTTCTTCATTCTTCCAACTCCTTTCCCTTTATGCTGCTTTTGGTACTAATTTCGTTTGCTTCATCCATTCCTTGGCTATGTCCCAGACTTCAGCTGGTACATCTTGGTTATACTTGCCACGAAATTGGGCTATCTTCCCCTGTCTTATTTCGAGTGTGTAAAGAGGTTTTTTAGGTTGATTTGATAAGCGTACAAATACTATTAGAGCATCTCCTTTGAAATGCTTATCTGTGTATGAGCTTACGCAATGATGCAACTTCTTCCCTTCGTAGATCAGTTCGGCCACTTTTCTAGGGACATGGAATGCATATCCATTGATTGTCTTATCCATTCCTTCTCTAAGTTTAAACTCAGATTCAAGCTGCTTGCGTTTCTTCTTATCTTCCAGTTTGCGTCTTTCTTCAACGAATTGATTGTATAATCCGACTGTGTGATTGTGCATGGCTGTAAAATCCTTTGGCACAAGCATAGCATCGCCTTCAGGCTCAATTCCCATTTCTCGTAGCATTTTGATATAGTCAAGATACTCGTTGAATTCAATATGATTTTTAATAATCCAATTTTGAAACTTATTGATCCCTACACCTTTCGGTATATGCTTGATGTCGTGGTAAGTCAGATAAGACTCAATACCAGGTACAAGTTGCCCATTCCGCTCTTTTAATCGACGGCTCAACTCAAATTCATTGAAACTACGATTTGAATTCTTGAAAAATTGTTTATTCTTCTGAAGCCATCTGCGGTTCAAGGTCCGCATATCTACTGTTCTTGTAAATCCGATTCTATAATTTGGAAACATGATTTCGTTGGCCAACCTATAAGCATGAATCTTCTGAGCAAACTCGATTTCAAACTTATATTTGTAAAGTCGTTCAATTTCCCAAAAATAGATATTATCGAATTCCAAATATTTGAGTTCGGATACTTTTTGAAGTCTCTTTTCCCAATTGTTTGGATAAAAAATATTTCCTGTGTAAAAACCACCGCTGAAAAAATTCGAGAAAAGATAAGGGTAGAATTGTCCGTTGTAATCTTGGCCAATCTTTGTGTGTTTGTCATTTTCAAATCGCTCTAGATTAGTAAGTTGAAAATTGATAAATTGTTTTCCTTCAACCAGCTTCGAGCTAAATTCATAAGATTGAATCTCGATGCGTTTCGACGTGCTGAGAATGATTGAGAAAAAATAGGTCTTGTCATAAAAAGTGAGCCGTGATGACTTTGTCAGTCGCTTCTCTATGCAATAGCCAAGGTTCAAATCTGAAGCGATTATGGTCTTGTCCTTATTGCTCCATTTATACGTTGTGATTTGCGAGTAGCACCAGCGCCAGAAATCTGCAGGTGGTTTCAATCGTCTATCAGCTTCTCGCTTCCATTGTTCGTTTTTCATTCGTCCAAGAAATCGAAAATGCTCATTTGCTTTTCGACTACTCCTTTCTCTTCCTTAATTTTGACCACTTTAACTTTATTTTCAGGAGGAGTTTTTGGTTTCTCTGCCTTCTTCTTGACGGATTCTACAGGCACCTGCTTCATGTTAGATACTTGCGAATTTGAGATAAAATATTCTCGAATCCATCTGAATACAGTAGCATCATCGATACAAGCGACTCCATTTTCAGCAAATTTACGAGCTTTCTCTTTTGCGAAGCTTAAAGCGCATTTTAGAGAGTATCGCTCTTTTAAGATTCCTTTAAATAATTCCTCATCCTCCTGATCGCATATCCAGTTATGAATACGGTCAAGTGAGTTATCATGTGGTTGATTTAATTCCTCTAGCAACTTCGCCAGGGCTTTTTCTTTGATTTCATTCATATCATTTTCCAAAAAATGCGACTGCCTTTGTGTGCTTGGCTAAATACGGGCAGTCGCTCGTCCAAGGTCACATAACCTTTACTGACACATTCCTAGCTCGCTTTTAACGTGGTTCGCGGCACGTTGATTTTGTTGCTAAGTAATAGCAATCTATCGCACCATAATCAAACCTCACATCGTCTTTTCCGATGTGTTTCTTGAATTTTGGTCTGGTGATACCTGAGAAAACCCATTGATGGTCTTTCATCCGTTCGATAAGTTCATCCACATTGTTAAAACTTCCAAGAAAAAACTTGCAGTGTCCGTTGTAGACGAAGTAAAGATTCAATAACAAGAGACACCACCTTTCTAAAAGTACTCTTTCCTTTTATTTTTTAAGTCATTAAATACCATCAGATGATCATTGTCTACACCCTTCATCAACCGACTCATAAACGGTCGACCATATCGCTTCTGAATTTCTTGTGCAGTCAGATTAGTCGTGATAACCGTATTAGCCCTTTTATTAAGAATGTTGTAAAGAATACTGAAGGACCACTCACTATCCTTCTCCATCCCAAGATCATCCAAGACCAAAAACTTTGCACTAGCAATTTTATTGACTAGGAACTCTTCCTGACTAAAATCAGCTTTAATTTTCATCAGCAAGTCAGTAACATTGATAAAGATAGCAATTTCCTTTGTTGCATCGGATAACTTTTTCATCATCGCAAAGGCAAGATGGCTTTTACCCGTTCCAGCTTCTCCTTGAAAAACAACATTATTTCTAGCCCCCTCAGACCACTCTCGGCAAAGCCTCTTTGCAAAAGCTAGCTTTTCCGCTTCTTTTTCAGTAGGTGTGTCGAAGTTGTCAAGAGTAGCATTTTTCAGCACATCATCATAGAGAGAGAATTTCTCAAGATAAAACCTCCGCTCTCGCTCATGCTCTGCATCAGCCAGCTCATTGACCTTTATTTGATTCTCTGCATGGATCCGTTCTGATTCGCATAAGCGACAGAGTACATCATTTGTCCGGAGGATTTTGATAAGAGGAATTCCGTGCTTGTCGCAAATTTCATCCTGCTGTTCAGTATTCCTGAGGTAAGATAAAGCCGTTTCTTCTAGTGCATTGGTTACCATGATACCTTACCCCCACAAGCCTGCCAGCTAGCCATATCTGACAAGCAGGCTATGACAGTAGAGAGAGGTTGTTTTATAAGCAGTGACTTCTTTTCTTCGCTAATAGGATAAAATTCATCTTCAAATTGCTTGATAACTTCTAAAATCCCCATTCATCTTTTACCTCCTGTCCTGATTTTTTCTCCTTGTGTTGCTTTTCCGATTGGAGAACTTGTTCAACTGTCGTAACCTGGTTCATCTGCCAATTTCTTAAAATACCACCAATATATTTGATGTTTGGTTTACCTAAATTAATAGCTGTCTTCAATGCTTCTTTAACTAGCTCAGCATCATTTTCCTTTAGCAGATGATTGATTTCCTCAATCTCAAAACCTGATAGTAATCTACGAAACTCAGATTGGAATAATTCAAGGATGTTTTCGCTACTACTAGTAGTAGTTATATTCTTATCTTTATCTAATCTATTCTTAATCTTAGTCTTATCTTCTTCTAGTGCGTTACCGTCCGTTACTGTAACGTTACATGTAACGTTACCAAGAGCAAGATTTTTCTGCTTCTCTCGGTGTCTTGCTACACGATTTCGTGTTTGTTCCTTGATTCTTTCCATACCATCAATATTTTGGTGTTTTTCCCAATTTGGCAAAGTAATGACGCCATCGATTATCTCAATCATCCCGAACTGCTCAAATACTCCTAGAGCCATCCTTACACTATTCAGAGGTCTTTGAAAGATTGTTGCAAGCATCTCATCAGTATAATGAACTTTATCTGACATCATCAAAAGTCCGTTGCGATTATGTTTGCCAGCAAGAGCTAGGATTTTAAACCATATAACCAAAATTGCATCATGATCTGGTAGTGCATCAATAAGACGTATCTTTTCATCGTCAAAAATGTCCGTTGTAATCTTAATCCATTTGATTTCACTCATGCGCTATCCTCCCAATACTTATCCAAATCAACATTCATCACCGCAGCAAGGTTCTTTTGCTCGGTCAAAATTTGACGACGATAGGGAGCAAGACCAGCTTGTCGCTCCTCCTCGCTTCGTGGCAAGTAATAGCCGTTCGGCTTCATCTTCTTAGCTACGATAGGATGGCCAAAATTCACACGCAGACTCTCAATGACCTCTTCTAGCTTACGCTTTGAGAGTCCAGTTTCTAAGCGGATTTCACTCGCTTGAATGGGCAAGTCGAAAGTAGCGCAATTCATGATCATGTTTAAAACACGGATTTCCATCTCGCTCATGTCACGACTAACAGTCATGTCTTTGCCCTCCATTTTCTTGGATTATTCCGAAAATCCATAGTCATTTCCTGATAAAGCAAACGCCCATTTTCTTCCAAGAGATTCGCATTTTGACTTCTTAGAAGATTATTATTTCTTGCTTCTTCCTGATAGTCGCTAGCCAGCCTGTCATAGTCTTCTATGCAGGCTCGAAAAACTTGTGGTACATCCTCAATCGATGAAGGAAGTCCGACAGGTGGCTGAGTGTCATAGGTAAATCTTCTATCGCTATTTTTCAAGTTTCTTCGGGCAACCTCTCCGAAATCTTCTGTTTTTTCAATGATGACTACTACATTTTGTTCATCCGATTTTTCATTTTTATCAGTCAGTAGCAACAGGATGAATACCACGATAAAAATTGCCACTAAGCCAAGCAATTGACTTGATAAAGTTGGTTCTGTCATTTTGTTCTCCTTATGCTCTTAATTTTCGTACTTCTTTTTCTAATTCCAAAATTTCATAAACATCATTGACATCGTACATAATATCTTTCCCCTGCTTACGAAATCTTAATCCTTTACGTTCTAACTTCTTAATATAGGCATGAGTAAAGCCAAATTTCTTCATCAAAGCCTGTTGATTGATTGGCATACGATCATTCTCTAACTGCTCCTTGACCTGCTTTTCAGCAAAGGCCAATAATTGATTCGTGAACAATTCAGCACTTTCACCGTCCAATCGTAATTGTAACGTTATACCTTCCATTTTCTACATCCTCTCAACTATGCGGGCAAGCATTTTTGTGATATAATGGTTTTAATTGTTTAAGTATGCGCCTGATTGCTGTCAGGTGCTTTTTTGCATCCGTTGTTTAATTTGTTAAACTTTTATTTTAAAAAAAATCTTTTACTTGCTTATTAAAAACTACTGCTAATTTTTGAAGTGTTCTAATTTTTACCGTTGACGACTGACCTGATTCAATCAGATGTATTGTTGTTCGAGAAACATTTGACTTCTCTGCGAGTTCCTCTTGAGACATTTTCTCTGTCTCACGCCATTTTTTTAAACGTTCTCCTTGCACGTTCCTACCTCCTTATCTTAATTCATCTATGCTGATTTCCAACGCATCAGCAATTTTGCAACATCCTGTAGCCTCTGCTCAGAGCTTTCTTGCTTATTTTGGTTTTTTGCAATAAAGTCTGAGTAAGCATCTTTCTAAGCCTTGACTATTTCTGTAGTTGAGGCTTTTATTTTCCCGCTATATGAATACCGTCTTGGTCTCATTTCCTCACCCCTTTCAAATATGGTATAATCAAAATAAAACGATTGGAGAAATAATATGTCATTTGACCTTTCTAAATTAAGCCTAGGCGGTGGCTTCGCAGGCAATTCAAAAGCCTTTCAATGCCCTGTATGTTCAGGTTTCTCTTCCCATTTATGGACTTATAATCCTATTAAGATCAATAGAGATTACAACGAATCTATCAAATTTATTATAATTGCACAATGTCAGGCCTGTGATCAATTTTCTATTTGGATAACAAATGAAATCCAAATAACGTATAGCCCCAGGGTCGTATTAAACACAAGCGATGCAACGTTGGCATTAATTTTCCCAAATGTTGCCGAAGGGGTACCTAAACCTAATAATGATATGCCTGATGATGTGAAAGAAATCTATATTGAAGCAGGCGAAGTTCTAAATATCTCGCCTAGAGCTTCTGCAGCTCTATCCCGTCTAGCTATTGAAAAGCTTGTTGCTCATTTAAACGCACAGGGTAAAGATTTAAATACCCAAATTGGAAGTCTTGTCTCTAAAGGAATGCCAATAGAAATTCAACAAATGCTAGACAGTGTTAGAGTAATAGGGAATAATGCTGTACATCCAGGTCAAATAGACATAAAAGATAACAAAGAGTTAGCTTTATCATTGTTAAGTTTTATCAACTTGATTGTAGATAATCGAATCACCCAACCTAAAAAAATTCTAGACATATATAACCTATTACCTGATTCCTACCGAAATTCTATTGAAAGAAGAGATAATTAATCTTTCTCAAAGATTAATACATTTTCTTTGTCCCAATACTGAGTTACAACTTTAATTGGGTCATCTTCTGTTCCTTTCCCTCGTTTAAATGTAATTTTTATTAATTCAACAATTTCAACACTTTCCACCTCTTTTCCTCCTTTCTCTTTTTTTGCTCTATGAGCAACAGCCTGTCAGGGAGTCGAACCCTGGTGCTACCGATCAGGCTACATTCATTTTGTCCAGCATTCCTGCGAACGCTGCATCAAAGCGAATGTCATCGATTTCGTCTTGAGTGAAACCAGCATCAAGAAGATAACTTTCTTAGCGTTCGATCTCTTCTGCCAACTCTGCCCATCCGAAAGCGAACTGACGGCAGTTGTTCCAGAATGATTCAAGTTGGCCATAGAGGAAGCGTTCCTCGTATGTGTTTTGAAGCAAGGTTTCTGAAACCACTGCTTTGAAGATGTTGATGGCTTTCTCGTTTAATGTGTTCATGATGTTTTCCTCCGGTTTGTTTTTGTTATTTCCTTAAGCTTTATTGTAGTTTAACACGTTAAACATAAAATGTCAAGCGTATTAAACAAAAAAATTTACTTTTTTTATTTAAAGATGTATAATAGATTAAACAGTATATAGAAAGGAGTTTTTTTATGAAGTTAGGAGAATTACTAAAATCGTATAGAACAGAGCACAAGTTATCGATGGATGCTTTTTGCGAATTATCCGATTTAACAAAGGGATACATTTCTATGCTTGAAAAGAATGAACATCCGAAATCAAAAAAGCCCATTATTCCATCTTATGAAACGATAGAAAAAATTGCAAAAGGCATGCAAATTTCTGTAGAATCTTTAATTGATATGCTTGATGATGATCAAGAAATTCAAATCAATTCTACTCCTCCTCAACTAAAATCCATAACTATGAGCACTACCCTCCCAGACGATCCGGATTTTCTCACGCAGCAGATAACGGATAAGGTGGTACAATTAACCACCCCGAATAAAAGAATCGTGCTACGGACATCTGAGGAGCTTCTGGAGAGTCAGAAAAGAGAGGTCAACGAAGAAAGCTTCGAATATCACGTTTTTGAAAAGCTATCCGCAGGGACAGGATACGGCTACGCAGAAGACCGCAACTATGATACTGTCTATTTTGAAAAGGACATAACCCACGACCTCGCCAGCTGGGTTTATGGTGATTCCATGGAGCCAGACTTCGCAGACGGATCCGTCGCTCTCATCAGGGATACGGGTTGGGACTATGACGGTGCCATTTATGCCGTAGATTGGGACGGCCAGAGCTATATCAAGAAAGTCTACAAAGAAAAAGATGGACTCCGCCTCGTCTCTCTAAATGATAAATATGATGACAAGTTCGCCCGCTGGGAAGAAGACCCACGCATCATCGGAAAAGTCGTCGGAAACTTCATGCCATCTGAAAATTAAGGTCAAGGTGCTTATATGTTTACTACTCTTACAGAAAAGGAAATCAAAGCACTCATAGACGAACACAGAAAAACAATTAGTAAAATGGAAAGACAAAGGTCTTTGATAGCTTTTTTGGTTTTGCTGACTTTAATATCTGTTTTTCTGCTTAGTATCGTTGGAAATATACTACTAACAATTTTCTCTTTTATTATCGGTAGTTTAGTTATTCTCTTTTTGGTTGGTATTTTCCCTAGGCAATCTAATACTGAACAACTAGAGTATGAAATTGAAGAGCTGGATAAACTATTGGTTGTTCGAATAAAAGATAGAATTAAAAATCAGGAGATTGACGAGAGAACCATTTATGATGTTGTTCTGAAAGTTAAAGGAATATCTTATCGCCAAGAAGCTTTCTCAGATTTATGTCAGGAACTCGTAAAAGAATCAGATGATGTGCCTTATTTAGGATATACTTCTAAAGAAATTAAAGAGGAGTTGATTTTTAGTGATAGATTTTACAAATATTCCCCTTTTGAGCTTTCAGATGTAGACTTTGTCCCTGAAGTGGATAATCAATTTGACCCTAATGCAGTTAAAATTGTGGTTCGAGGTTATCACTTAGGCTATGTGACTAAGTCCAAAAGTAGAAAAGTATTAAGATTAACCACAGATTCAAATAATGAAATTGTGAAAATTGCTAAAATTTATGGTGGTGATTACAAAGATATTGATCCAGAAAGTGATAAACTTCGTACTGTCAAGGATTCATTCAAGATACAAATTAACTTGAAAGTCTTAAAAAAATAAAAAATCCCCACACTCTCCGACGGCCATCTTTGAGTGTGAGGTTTCAACCTTCCATGTGGCAAGCAATCGAAGGGATGATAAAAAAATACACCTATAGTTTATCATAAGTTCTACACCTTTTCAACTATGCGGGCAAGCAATCGAAAAGAAAGGACTTTTTATGATAAAAAAATACATTACAAAAAAAGGAGAGACTAGATATCTCTTTCAAACATACCTGGGCATAGACCCTGCAACTGGAAAAGAAAAACGCACAACAAGACGTGGTTTTAAAACTATAAAAGAGGCCAAGGCTGCCGAACGTGACCTTCTCTTAGACGTTGAAGAGAATGGTTTTTCAAACAATGAAGATTTCCAGAACCCTACTTTTGCTGAAGTCGCTGAGTTATGGCTTGATAGCTATAAAAGCACTGTAAAACCAACAACATATCAGAACGTTAAGAAAAAACTTAATGTTATGATTGACTCATATTTTACAGATATGAAGATTCAGCAAATCAGTGTAGCTTATTGTCAAAAGGTTGCTATCCAGTTAAGTAATCGCTATATCCTACATGCTAATTACTACTCTGTAATCAGCCGTATTTTCAAGTATGCCGCTTCTCTTGACATCATTAAGTCAAATCCTTTAGACAAGATTATCAGGCCTAAAAATAAACCCTTAAAGGGCAAAGAAAACTACTATACCAAGCAGGAACTAACCGAGTTCCTTAAAGTTTACAAAGCAAATTGTAAGCCAGTAGACTATACCTTTTTTCACTTACTCGCTTTTTCTGGATTGAGAACTGGAGAAGCAATCGGCCTCATGTGGTCAGATGTTGACTTTGAAAATAAACGGTTAAGCATTTCTCGCACGGCTGTCGTGATTGGCAAAAAACAAACTGTTCAGGATCCTAAAACCAAGAGGAGTAAGAGGGTTATCACCTTAGATGATGAAACTCTGAATGTTTTGAAACTCTGGAAACGACAGCAAATAAAAGAATATTTCCAGGCTGGTGTGCCTTACAAACATGATTCGAATTATATTTTTACGAATGACATAGGGGGATGGCTTTTAGCCGCAACTATGAAAGTGAAGCTTAGCAGATTCTTTTGTAAACACAAAGATCTTAAAAAAATTTCGCCTCACGGATTTAGGCATACACATGCTTCTCTTCTGTTTGAAGCTGGTGTTACAGCGAAAATCATTTCAGATAGACTCGGTCACAATAATATTCAAATCACCCTTGATATGTATACCCACATCAATGATAATCAACGTGTTGAAGTCGTTGACCAGTTCATGGATTTCATCCGCTCCAGCTAAAAGTAAAGTCGTATTCAATCTCGTATTCACTTTTGCTTAACACGCTAGAAGTCCACTGGTTTCAAAGGATTAGCAAGCTATGTACTATTTATGGTATAAGTGACAAATGTTTACCAATGCTTTCTGTTGCTTATCAATAGTTGAGTTTTTGCTTATTTTTATTTAAAATCATTTCCGTTGATTTTCGTCATTTTTTTAAATCGTATTCATCTTCGTATTCATTTTCATACTCACCTTTGCCCGTATAGTTGAGAAGGCTGCAATTTAGTTCTAATAGTTTACAAAAGAATCAGTGAGTAATGTCACTGTTTTTTTCTTTGTCTTAAAAGGAGTACTACTTTCAGGAAGACACCTAAATATGCCTTAGAAACTAACAAAAAAGCCACCTGATTGGGTG